CACGTTAGTTCGAACGTCACCCAACACGGGCGGATCGGAAAAATTTACAACATCACCACGAATGGCTCGATAGAATGGAGTCCTAACCTCAAATGCATTTGAAACCATCTGAAGTTGTTCGAACATGGGTTGTCCATATGATTTAACATAAGGAACAGTTGTAACCACATCCGGCACGTCATCAAATGACACAAAAGCCTGGGCTTTTGCCACAGGTTGAGAGGGGATAATTTTTAAAGAAGAACTACCGTTATAAAAACGGTAGAGAAAAGATACCATATACCATGGAGTAGGAATGACACGGTCGCTGGACGTCGCCCGAGACATTTCACGAACGCCGCTAAACGCGTTTTCAGTGAAATATCTCGAACGAAACCCAACAAACCCATCGTCATACTGGGTGATATCAGCGAAATATCCAAATCTCTTAATCAGAGAACGTAAAGAAGTGAAATATTCGCCGGTTGTCCCAGCTGACACATCACGCATAGTGTGTGAGGGGATTAACAAATTTTCGTCTTTTGGAATGAAGACTGCACCAATATCTGATTGTGCATACCTAGCTTGGAAGCCAGGCGCCAGTTGTAAAACTGGACGTGAAATTTGATAATCCTCTCCACCGCTATGCGCAACCATGAAGGTCAAGCCAGTATCCGTGGTAGGTGGGGTAGAGAGATCTACAAGAGAATAGATACCGATACAACCGGTAGAGGTTTCCAGAGTTGAGGCATCTGGACCAAGCCCGCTTCCGTCGCGCTTATACGTTTCTCGCCATGGGGTGTTGGAAATAAAGGGTACAGAAACCCTGAAATCAACCCTTCCTAGCTCATCTTGTCGATCTTTTAAATTGCAGATTACATTATAGTTAGTGTTTAGTAAGCTGCCAAGAGTAGCAGGGACGTCAGCCATAGTTGTTTCAGGAAAATAAACTATAGCAAAACGCCCCTGGTGGAATGTTGTCTTAATTACTTTAATATCGTAATTAATGGTACCTCTCCACAGAGTACCAAACATACTAGCGTATGCGAAAGAACCTAGATATAAGGTCTTGAGGTCTAAAGCTAGACCATACTGATAAGATGAAAATGGTGAGACTTCCCACTTAGTAAGTAGCTTGCGGCCGGAAAAATCCGACGCACTCACTAATTTACGATGAAAATAGTTGGGTCGTCCAAGGATGTATGAAAGTG